TATCGTCCCAGAGGGCGTAGTACTTCGGGGTCCCGACCGACGCACGGATAGGCCAGTAGTCGGCGATGAAATCAACGTCACGCTGGAGCAGATTGATCCGGGTCCCGTTCGCCGTGATGTTCATCGAGTGGACGACGGTAAATCCGACAGGGAGGGTGACAAAGGGGTCTGACGCTACGACCTGCGAGTACTGATGGCTGGTCAGCCCGGCATCGTCAAGGTCGAGCGTCAGACGTGCCTCGGCCCGGCTGATGAACTGGTTGATCTGGTCCGCAAACTCCTGACCGTCGTTCTCCGTCGAGGCAATGATGTTAGCCCGAAGCTGTGAATATGTGAGTGCCATGGCTAATCTACCTGTCCGTTATGATACGCCGGGGATGACATATCCGGTGTCCACGACGAATCAGTTGCAGACGTATCCGCCGTCGTATCAGGACGCGGATGGTCGAGAGATGGGTCGTCAGTCGTCACCAGATTTGACATATTCTGCGGATGATTCACCCTGTTGTACGCCCCATCATAACACTCTGGGCAGACCCATACACCTACCTCGACCTCGTTCCGGAGTTCGATGTACTTGCACCGGAATCCGCACCGGTCGCAGATAGCATTTGATCTACGTCCTGTTGCCATCAGAGGTAACCAAGCCGGGGCAGAATCTTCATGGACGTCCGCTGCCGGTCTTCCTCAAGGGCAAAGTTGAAGGACTCCTCGTACTCCTGCTTCAGAAGGGTAATTCGTCCCGGGTCAATCCCCGGACGGCGGGTGGACATCTTGTACGCCAGACCGTCGATCAGCGGGGGGAGGAAACGGAACGGGATGTCGGCAGTCTCGACAGCAGACTTAGAGACTGTCTGGACCCGGGTCATTGCCAGAAGATTCATGGTGTAGCTATTGTCCGGGGTCGGCCAGACATACATGGTGACCCGGTCTTTCCCCCGGAGGAAGGCAAACTGTGTCGGACGGCCAGTCTGCGTCTTGTCAGGCAGCTTCATATAGTCCTGATAGGTAATCCGGTTGATCTCCAGATCGTTCGAATCTACGTTAATCGTAGTCTGAATGCTGTCGATGATGTCGGTGTCGAGGCTGTAGCTCGTCTGGCCGGAGGAGAGGAACACCTCAGAATCCTCCAGCTTCCAGAGCAGAACGCCCCGGTTCTGCCATTCGGTCATCAGCAGGTTCAGGCAGATACGGGCCGACCGGGCCTCCTCCCCGCTGATTGGCTGACCACCAATCTTCTCGAAAGCCTGTTCGATGATGTCGTCGATAGGTAGATCAAAGTTTGTAAGACCAGAACTTGCCATGCCGGTATCTCTTTCTGAAGGTCCTCAAATTATAGGCGGCTGATGACTGGTACGAAAGATGGTTAGGAGGACCGTTCCTCGACGCACTCTGCCGATGAGACAAGACCGCCGGTTGACATGACTTGGGCGACAAATACCTGACCATACATCTGACAAGTCATCTTGTCGGGAAAGTCGTGGACAGTAGACTCGACGACCAGCGACCCTGTCATAAAAGTTACCAGAAAGACCCAGACACTCATCGCCTGTACTTCTTTGTTTTACGGGCTACAGACTTCGGCTGTCGGACAAACTGCTTTCCAGCCTTTGTTCCTGCCTTCTTGGCCCGGGTTGTTGCGGCGTACTCCCCGGGGGACAGCGCCTTGATAGCCTTCTCCGGGAGGTAGCGTTCCCCGGTAGCCTCCGGACCCTGAGTCGATGGCTTACCAGATTTGGTCCGCCACTTCTGCCGGGTCCAGTCCTTCAGGGATTTCTGAGACTTCTTCAGGGGCATCAGCGGTATCCCCCGCCCTTGTCCTTATACTGCTTTGCCAACATCTGGGCTTTCCGGGCAGACCACTGGCCCGGTTTACCGCCCTTACCCCCTGCCTTGATCTGCTCGAAAAGCCGCTTCCGCATTGCAGGTTTCGTGTAGTTACCCGCCTCGTTCACCCGGGACTTGGACCCGCTGGTTACCTGTTTAGGGATGTTCGATCTGCGGACAGCCATCACGCGACCAACGTATCGTTCTTGATGTAGATAATAGAGAAATTTGCCGAAATAAGATTGTTAGACCCAGACGATGATGCCCTGACCTCCAGATCAGTTTTTTCCGGAATCATCAGCGGATACTTGATGACAAAATCTGCACTGCTGCCAGAACTAATTGTTTCTTTCATCATCACACGGAATACACCGCCGAACTGACGCTGATCAATCTGGGCAACAATATACTGGTTAGCGTTGGTTGTGCCGGTCGCAATATTAACATGGTCAAGATACCCAGTGTATCCTGCCGGGACAGTCCACATTGCCATCAGCGTCTGGTTTTCACCGACAGTAATACGGGCATATGTCGTCCCCCCGTTGGTGATATTCAAGTTACCCGTCGGTGCCTGTGATCCGGAGACGTATGCGCGGAAAACACGGATGAATGTCTGTGACGTCGTTGCAGTCCCCGCCCCGGCCAGAGTGACTTCGGCGCTAACCTCGTTATAATTTGCGTCAAGGCCCTGAACAACTACTTTAACACCGTTGTCATCTGCTGGTGTACCAGCGTCAGTGGTGACCGTCATGGCAACGGCAGAACTCGGATACACGTACAGCCCACCTACGTCCCAGACTGTTTCCTCGGCACCATTTACATCTGGATTGTACCCAAACTTAAAAATGCTTTTATGAAATGCAATTTGATCTCGGGCAATCTGAAGTTCCCACGGCTCGTGCGTCCCGGCCCGGGTGATAGACGACGGTGACAGACCGCCACGAAGTTTGATCTCGGAAGTCATTTGGCAGACCCCATCAGAATCTCAAGCTTAGTCTCAATTCGGGCGAGTCGGTCAGACATCTCTGCCAGTTTGACTCCTGACCCGGGAGGCAGAATCTCGGCGGATGCAAGTCGAGACTCAATTGCACCCACCCGTCCCTCAATATTAGCACCGAACCAGACGCCTCCTGCCAACTGGACAAGAATGATAACAACAGTAGCGATAGGAAGATTGATGCTGTCCATGGCTTTACCACTTAACCCGGTCAGCCCAGTACGCGGCTGACATCTTACCCTTGGCGATGTTCTTGGCATGACGAGCCTTGAACGATTCTCGCCGCTTTCGGTACGAGGACGACTCACCGGATTTCTTCGGCGATCCGGAGACGCCCTGCTGCCCGAAGCGGATCAGGCGGACTTTGTCGCCCTCCTTTGCAAGGACGGCATGGCTCTTCTTCGGATGGCCCGGCGTCCGCTTCGGCTTGTTATACCCGGAGAACTTCTCGCCCCGGTAATCAACCATACTGGACCGCCACGGTGGAGGCAGTCGTGGGGACCGAGACGTTCACGATACCGTTAAACCGGACACCAAAGTCTTCGATGTAGATATGGGCGACATCAGTATTGGTCGTATTGACGAACTTGATCTTCGTCGTGGAGACACCGTCTACAATGTCGGAGAACACAAAGGTGCCGACACCCGTTGCATGAATACCGTGGAGCCGGGTGTCTGTCAGGGTGGTGTCCGACTCAACTTTCAGGAGAGGACCACCGGTAGTCGAGACAAAAGATACGAATGCGTAATTGATGTTGGTAGCCATCAGGAAATCCTTCTCAGATAAAAGGGGGAGTCGGTTCCCCAACTCCCCCGATTATCACACGCTAGTCAGTGAGTGGCAACCTTAGCTACCACCCGCCGAACCGAAGTAACTACGCCAATCCGAGACGCCGAAGCTGTAACGCTCACGGGCCTTGTAGCGGAGGTTACCGGTGTCGAAGTCCTCCTCCATCTTCGTCTGAAGCGGCGTACGGACGAACATCTTCGCACCGTTCGGGACATCAGTCTTGATGAAGTAGGCGTTCGTATCCGTGAAACGACGATTCACGAAGTAACCGCCCGGGACGGCACCCATCGCACGAATGGCGTTGATGTCGTTCTTGGCAAAGTTATTCGTGCCGTTCGTCGAACCCGGCGACATGAGAATCTTCTCAGCCGTGAACTGGAGGGCCGGGGGGATATGAAGGCTCGACGCCCCCGCACCGATCAGAATGCCACGGTCGTCCTTAATAAGCTGGACGTTGGT